TTAGTTTGGTCAAAGTCAATAACCTGATCTTGGGTCAGTTTTTCAATTTCAATAAATCGGCGTTGAAGAGGTTCAACAGTCTGAGGATCTGACCAGATTTCGTCAATCCTATAGTTGCTGGTAACCAATACATACTTGGGGCGGATGTAGGCCATAGATCCTTTAATAGAAGCTTGCATAGGCCATCTATCAGCAAGTCGCTTGAGAACACCCCCCCATTTAACTTGATACTTGTCAATATCTTCAAGATATACTGCATCTTCCCCTGAATATCCATCAAACCATTTGAGATCGTCCATACATTTCTTATAACAACTAGGAAATCGCGTTTCGACAGCATGACTCTTCCCAGTTCCGGTAGTTCCATAGACCCATATACATGTGGGGTTGACAGGTTCAGGTTTTGCAGCATAATCGGACTTAATTCGCTTAAGGGTAGAGTAACATCTAATAAATATGTCAGCATCGATTTCATCTAACTTTCCTTCTTTGGCAAAGTCACGAGCGCGTTGCCAACGAAGTTTTTCAGCACGACCCTTGTTGTCGTTGCTTATTGGTTTTTCACCAAATTCAGTTAGCGTACCAGCTTTAGAACAATAACTTTCGTTTTGAGCAATTGACCCTAGCATGGTTTCAACATGACAATTAGGTAATTTGTTGCGAGCTTGTATAGCAGTTCTCGGGTTGTTAAAGGTAATGTAACCTTGTAAGTGTTTAGTGCCTGTACTAGGCGCGGTCTCCTCACTATAAGCGACATACTTTGCAGTAGAATTAATAGTTAGTTCTTTTAAATATTCCAAACTAGTTTCATCGTAGTTATTCCATGTGAAACAGAAATTACGATTGCGTGACATTTTTTGCGGCTAGGCACAGGCACAGAAGGTCCAGGTAATAATATTCTGGACCTTCTGTGTCGGCGGAGAAATTGCCTCTGGCAATTTTTCCGCTCTCGGTCACGGAGAAATGCTTCGCATTTTTCCGCTCCAACTATATACAATATCGTTTAGTATGATTGAGGTAGCTTTTAGGTTGCTACGGCCGTCGTCATTTTAGTTGGCAACAAGTGGCCAACTAAAACTCCTCGCGCAGAGACAACCAAAAAGTTATGGTTGTCATGCTCTGCGGATAATTATCTCGATCTGCGGGTAATTGCTTACGTAAGCTAGTCTTAATCACATTATTTGAAAATGTGTGACGTTTAGTATAAAACAAAGGCATCCCCCCGATTATTTAATTAAAAATTATTATGGCTGATCCAAGACAAGTTGCTGCTCTTAGTACTGATATGGGAATTCTATCAAGACGTGATGACTCTCCATTCACTGATGATTTAAAAAGTGTAATTACTGGTAACTTGATTGACGGAATCAATGCTGCTTGGAATGGTTGGGAAACTGCTTGTAAAATGGAAGATGAAGGTATGCAAACTTATTACATGAAATATGTAATTACTCTCCATGCTACTTTGGAAAAAGTTAGAAAGATTTAATTAATAAACTTTTATTAAACCGGTTGCGGAATAGCATCAGCATTCCAGTTATAAGTAGAAAAATTAGGTTGAATATACCCATTCTTCCTTGTCACAGAATAACAAGCAACTTTGTATTTCCTTTCATAAGCAATAGTCACTTGGTTAGAACCAGCAGTTCTCATTTTCTCTTCAAAAACCAATAATTGAGATCGTCCAAATACATCAGATATCTGATTAGTAACAGGGACTTTGTTTTCATATTTCAATTTAGTAAAAAAAGCTACACCCTTACCAGAAAATCCATATTTAACAATAGATTCCTTCATTTGACCAGGTTGCAAAATACTTTTAGAGGATTTAATACAATTTTGAAAGAAAGTTTTTGAAGGAGTATTTTGAAATTCATTAGTAGGTCCAAAATCACCAGGAGTTGCTTGAGAACCAGCACGTAGAAGTCGTGGATTGACAAGACTAATACCATTCAAAACATGATTAGCAATACCAAAAGTACTAGCTGACCGCATCCTAGGATCAGCATTACGAAATTCAAATAAAGTAACCACCAAAGGTTGATTATCAGATCTTTCGACATTATAATCAGCAGCACCGGCTAAGTCCCCTTTCGTTCGATTTTGAACTTTCATAGAAGAATAAGATAGTAAATGAATTTCCTCGTCGGAGATAGTAAGTTGAGACGCTAAACGATATTCAGTAGTTATAGCTTGCCCATCAGCAGAATACAAAGCAAGTTTGTATGGTTCTTTGTTTCCAGCACCACCATTCATATACTCTTCCAGAAGAAGAGTAAATTGGATGAAACCAATTACGATGTCAGTTAGAGTTTGATTGTCAACGGTGAGATATTCAGTAGAGGTATGAACACCATTAAGAGTATTATAATACGTATAAATAAGTTTAAAACCAATAGAATTATCAGGTTTGTTAAGGGGCAACTCCTCGTACTTGTTTACATAAGCAATCCCAGCAAGTTTAAATAACTTCCTAATTAAAGCGTATCGGATAGAAAAGGAAATTGCATCAAATTGATAAGTAGAATGATTAATATAACAACAGTGAGGGTCAACGACATTTCCATAAGTTTCCACATCAGCAATAGAACCGGATTTTCCAGCAATGTCAAAAGCGGTAGGTTTAGAATATTTAGGTTTTTTGAATTTCCCACTATACATGGCTTTCCCCATTGTTTTAGTTTGGGGAAGAGGATTTACATCTAACGTTCCTTCCACAGCTCTGAAATCATTATCATCTTGATGAGTAAAATCATAAGCACGACCAGCATAGACAGCTCCTTCAATAGCTCCGGGAACATCACCGCCTATAAATCCCAAAGCTGCGCCAGAGGCTCGCGAAGCAAACCTCAAAGCATGATCACTCATAGTACTACTCCAAGAATGGGAAGAATCTGAAAAACGCCGATATTTACCGGTACGAAAATCATCAAACGAAGCTTTTCTTTTAGTCATATTATATTAGGTAAACTATCTCATACGTCTTCTTCGGACGGGCGCACGACGTCGCATTGTACGGCGCATTGGTACACGCGATACCCTACGAGTAACCCGACGATAGCGTGTAGCAGGCCTAGCACGGCGATAAGTGTTTCTTCGGACATAAGGCATTTATTAATTAGTTTGGTCAAAGTCAATAACCTGATCTTGGGTCAGTTTTTCAATTTCAATAAATCGGCGTTGAAGAGGTTCAACAGTCTGAGGATCTGACCAGATTTCGTCAATCCTATAGTTGCTGG